GTGCACCAGTCTTCGCTTGGCTGTTGATAGTACGGATAACTTCGCGGTTGATTTCAGCAAGAATTTCTACTGAAAGGATGTTAGCGAGTTCCGCTTCAGCGTCAAGACCGTGGATTGCTTTCAAGTCTTGAGCGAGTTCGATGGTGTACTCTGCCTTCAGCGCACGGCTCTTAGCAGTTACAGTTGCCTTCTCAATGGTGAAACCCATTTCTGCAAAAGCAGAACCAGTGTTACCCAGTGCTTCTGCGTCAGCAGTTGGCATACCGCCACCAATGGTTGGACCAGTGCGGTCGTCATTGATAGTGCTGTCACCGTTTGAGTCAGTTACACCGTCAAGACCAGAAGGACCAGCAGTGTGAGTAACAGAAGAGTCACCAGAGAATGGTACAACTGCTTCGTTAAACAGTGCTTCGCCACCAGAAGTAGCGCCAGAACGAGTCGTCTTGTAGCGAGACTTCATAGCGAAGATCAAACCAGTAGGACCAGACATTGGTTGAACACCACATACGTCGTATGCCATCAGGTTAGGCATAGCACGACGAACGAGTGAAATCAACACTGGGTTCCAGTTAGCAGCAGCAGAAGTCGTGTTAGCAGCAACTTCAGTCATAAACTGACCTTGTGCGCCTTCAGCAGCGAATGCTTTTTCTTGGTTCTCAAGAATAGCAGCAGTTACTTTGCGACGATAAGTATCCTTGATCGCGCCTGCTGATTCTTCGTTAAGGACTGGTGCCCACTTCTGCACCAGAGATTCGTAGTTCAGATCCATTTCTTAATTCTCCTTATAGGTAATGGATTACTTATTGATTTTGCGCATGGCAGACAGATACTGTTCCATAGAAGGAGCAACTTCTACAGACTCAACGTCACCGTCAGTCTCTTCAGTCAAATCTTCTTGGGTTTCAACTGGCGCCTTAGCAAAGAAGGACTCTTTGATAGTAGCAACTTTAGAAGCGAAGTCTTCTTCGTCTTCAAAAGAAACACCTTCTACCAGAGAGTAAAACTTTTCTTTCTGAGTGTCAGCAAGTTCAGTCGCTGCTTCGGCAACAATTGCCTGACGTTGCAGTGACTCAATTACTTCGCTCATAGCGATCGCGTCAGCAGTGGTCTTGTTGAGAGCTTCTTCGAGTTCTTCAACTTGATCTGCTAGATCGTCAACGAGGTCAACCTTGGATTCTGGCACGTCGATGTAAGACTCAACGAACAGATTCTTCAATCCGCTCATAAAGTTCTCAGCAATCTCAGCACGCAGACCAGTTTGGATAGCGACTTTATTATCTTCCATCCATTGCTCAACCACGTAGTTCAGGTAGGAATCAACCTTCTCGACCAACTCGCTCTTCTGCGCAGCAGTTTCTTCAGCAAGTCGCTCTTCGTAGGATGCTTCGATTCGCTCTACTTCTTCAGAGAGCTTAGATTTCAATGCTGCTTCAAAGATTACAGCAGTTTTTGCCTTAAACTCATCGCTGAGAGTGGCTTCAGACTCGACTAATGCTTCGAGTTCTTCAGAGTAAGTATCTGCTTCTGCAACTACTTCTTCCTCTTCCAACTCGACTTCTTCTCCCATCATTTTACCGTATGCTGCTTGAAGATCCATCTTCTTCATAGCATTCAATTTACCATACATAGCATTAATCATACCTGCTTTGGTCTTTGGCATTGGTTCGCTGTTGCTATTGTCACCCTTACGAGCAGGTGCCTTACCAGTTGCATCGCTTGCCTTATCGACAGATGCTACTGATTGTGCTTCAGCGTTTTTCATATCATGCCCTTTTGCTTCCGCAACTTCCTGCTCATCGCGGAGTTCAATGTTTTGATCTTCCATTGTGTTCTCCTTATTAAAAAGATCTTTTTAAGGATGAGAGGAAATTTTTATACTCAACAATTTGGTCCACGCCATTAATTGGCGGAAGCACATCGTTATGAGTTCCGATTTCAGTCTCTTGTTCCTCACATATCTCTTGAGCAGTAAGTACGCCATTGTTCCAGACCCATTCAACACCTTCCATAATCCCATTAACAAATGCTCCAGGAGCAGATGGATCTTGCACGATGTCAACCGTGCTTAAAACAAAATCGTCCTTAACATACATCGCGCCATTGCGCTGCTCAAGACTACCCATTCCACGAGTTGAGACACCAAGATTAACACCACCTTCGAGCAATCCCTGTACGATATTACCCATTGGAGTATCAAGTATTGATGCCTTTCCGACCACATCATTGCCTTCAAAGTGAAGGTCAGTGATTAGGTGCGAAACTTTGTCGAGGTTGACGGTTGGACCATCAGGATGGTTCAGTTCGCCTACTGCCCGACCTTTAGAAACTTGTTCATCAACATACTTCTCGACGGCAGCTTCCATAATTGGTTTAGGATAAATTCTACCATTACGGTTCTTCTGCTCTGCTTGAGCAAATACACCTTCGATAACATATGACTTCTTGCCGTCTTTCTTTTCTTCGACGAGACACTGAAGTGTATTGTCATTAAATTCAGCAATAAGTTTCATGTTAGTTCCTTGATTGCAGTTTCTATTGATTTTTGCGCGTCCCTTTGACTACGGAACGTGTCTAACATATCTCCGTCTACATAAGCAACGAAACCCTTATCGGTCTTTTGTATCTCAGTTTTAATTCTGCGATATCTCTTAGACCAGACTACTTCGCCTTTCGCGTTACGTTGCCTTAATTCAGAGAAGTTAATCATAAATTATATTTATACGTTTTCTTCTTCTGATTCGTCCTCAGACTCCTCATCAGATAAAATATCTTCGATTTCGTCAGCATAAAGACCCATCGTATCCTCTGGTTCCTCATGCTCTTCCTCGTTCTCGCCTTCCTGATATCCAAGTTCTCTTGCCAACTGACCTCTGGCGAGTGGAGTATCCCAATCAGGTTCCGGAATTTCCATTTCTGCTTCCGCTTCAACTTCCGTTTCTGCTTCAGTTTCAACTTCTTCATCGTCGGATTCTAAATCTTCCAACTCTGCTTCAACTTCTTCGTCAGAAATTTCTTCTTCGGCGTCATTGTAAACTGAGTTAGCAATACGAATCTTTTCTTGTTCAAGCGCATCATCAATGCGACCTTGTAACAAGTCGTTAAACATTTTACTAGAGGTGAATGCATCACCCTTTTCAATTGAGTTCACCAAATCAGCAACCGTAACAGTTACTGGTTCTGATGGTACGTTAGCAATATCACTCATTTCAACTTCAGGTTTAGTTTCCATCATTATCTCCTGCTGGTTCATCACCTAATTGATCTTCTTTGGGACCCTCTTTAGCAATAGCGAGTTCCATTTCTTCTATTTCTTCATCTGTAAAATGAAAAACATTCTTCATCACCCAACCCTTAGACAAGTATTCTCCAACATATTGAGATGCTTGATCCATAAGTCCTAGTCTCTCGCGGAATACTTCTGCATCTTTGAGTTCGGTATAATGATTATCCTTATAAAAATCTACTCGAATACGATTGTGAAACAACTCCATCCAATCGCTGTCGGTAATAATACCTTTAAGCACAAGTTGCTGTCGGAGGATACCAACAAACAATTTACTAAATCTTGAACGAAGTCGCGAAATAAACTTTTGGAATTTAATTTCTTCGCGATTGATCTCAGTAGCACGACCAAGTGAATATGCTTGCTCCTGCTCTAGTCGAGATACTGGTACGTTCAGTGCTTGGTAAACCTTGCGCTGGAAATACTTAATGTCATCAATCTCGCCAAGGTTAGAACCGCCAGGAAGTGTAGTCACCTCCGTTCCTCTACCACCTTCTCGGCGAGGCAACCAGAAATCGTCAAGCATAGACATATGCTTTCTCGAATCCTTTAGTTCTCCAGTCGCCTGATCGTATACAAGTTTATTTCTATAACGAGTCATCAATGAGTTGACATATTCTTCTGCTTTACCTTTTGGCAAGTTACCTGTGTCAACATAAAAGATTCTTCGCTCAGGTGCCCGCGCCAGTCGATAGATTATCAAGGAGTCTTCCATCATACGCAACTGATTGATAGGACGCAGTGCTTTATGAAGATGAGAAACAACTTTTGCTTTCGTGTCGTCTAGTACACCCGATGTTACATAACTTACTGAGTCAACGCTGAGTTTGACTGCTTGGTTTGCCGTTGGATCTGCCCCTACAAGTGCTCCATTTTTATTTTCAAAGTTTTTATCAGAGAACAAATAGAACTCTTCAACTTTGTTCACTACTTTTACGCCTGATGCTTTATCTTCTTTCTTTTTAACATTGCGAACCTTTCGCATCTTCATAGCATCAATGTATCTAATCTCTTGGATACCTGCTTTTAGATTCGTGTTATCTACAACTAGGTGGTGATATAATCTTCCATCGACATACCAACTACGAAAAATGTCATGAGCACGCTCGTTAAATGTGAGCATATTCAAAACATTTTGGAATTCTTCTACAATTTTCTTTTTAATTCCTGGAGAAACTTCAACCCGATCAAGGTTGACTTCTACTACGTTCTCGTTATCAGGGATTACGATTGCTTCGTTTATAATTTCTTCTACCGCCATGTCAACTTCAGGATGAGTTGCTGCTTGACGATATTTGCGAATTAGGTCTGCCTGATCTTTTACTTGAAGATCAGCATAGATGTTCATATGAGTGCCGTATGCATATGAAGGAGCAGTTACATAACCTGCACCATCTTCATCAGTCGGCGGTACAACTGATGCAGCAGGGAGCGCAGTCACAGCGTCCTGATCTTTTTTCGCTCGCTTGATCTCAAAACCAAATAATTTAATTCCGTCGCCTTCTGCCATATTTGAAATCTCAGTTGTGGGAAAAAAGGGGGAGCGAACTCCCCCTGTTCTACTTTACTTATATCCTTATTGCAAATTAATTAAGGATAGCACTATTAGTCCAATAGTCGTACTCAATCGTTACTGTAAAGGTCTCAATTTCGCCAACCTGCGCGTAATCAAGATCAATCGCCGATACGTTAGAAGGGAAAGCATTTTTAAGAGTATACTTACCTTTTGCTGACGCCGTGCCTTTTTGATCTAACTGTGAAACTTCCATATCAACAGCATAAGTGCCGATACCAGAGTTGTTAGACTGTTGACCTTCATTGCCTTCGTGAGTATTCATGCCACTTGACCAACGCTCAAATGCTCCTCGAAGTGAATGATCTACGTCATTATACACAGTAATAGTCCATGGTTCGAACGATCGGTCACCTGCTAATTTTACAATGCGTCCGCGGAATGGTACTTCTACCAATCCAACAGTACTTGCGGGCAACTGAGCACCGCGACACATAAAACTAGCAAGTTCATTATTTCCAGAAGCATATCCTGGGAAATTGACCTTGACCTCGAACATATTGGCACGTGCGCCACCCTTAGCCAACTTACCGCGAAACTGATCTACATTAAGAATTGCCATTTTACGATCTCCTTGTAGTCGTTACGGGTTAAAATTGAACGCCAGAGTTAACGATCTCTTCAAAGTTCGCACCAGTCCGAGTAGCAACAAAGTTCAACGTGATGAAGTTGATGCTTCTAGATGGCTTGATGAAGAGTGTCGCAACGAATTCGTTACGATCGATAACTTCTGGGGTGTTGTTACGCTCGTCACACTGTACGAAGAAGTCCTGAATACCACGACGTGCTTGCACTTCACGAAGAAGTGGTTCAACAATCGCTACAAATTCAGCACGAGTAAACTCGTCGTTGAATTCGAACAGGAAGTTTCGTGCGGCAACAGAGATCGCCTTTTCGAGAACGAGGAACAAACGTCGAACATTGATGCGATCAAACGCAGATGGTCGAGCAAGTTTGGTCTTGTCTCCGAACAGGATAATACCACGTCCTGGGAACTGAACGATTGGGTTTACACCCTTCTTATACAGTTCGTCACGCTCTGCCTTATTAGGTGAATAAGCAAGATTGGTTACACCGACATACTCACCGCGTCGCTCACCAGCAGGTGACCACCATGGACCAAAGTTAAGGTCAGCGGCAGCCATAATACCAGCAGTGGTAGAAGCAGCAGGAATGTAGATATAGTTGTCATTGTACTTGTCGTATACACGCAAGAAGTTATTATCAACGATCAAGTAAGAGGACGCTGAATACTGGTTAGTAGTTTCCAGAGTGTCGTTTACAGGATCAATGTTATTGATAACGTCGTCACGGGCAGGAGAAGCAATTACAACACAATCCTTACGAGTCGTGCCAGCAATAGCAGCAAGATCGTTTACCAAAGTGACTTGATCAGTTGAAGTTGCCATACTTGGAGCAATCAACAATGAAACGTCAATCTGCTCAGTGTCTTCAAATTCGTCGTAACCAGTTTGAAGGTCGCCCACATCCAAAGTACCGTGGTCGCGACCGCCCTGCAAAGCTGTGTTAGCAGAGTCGTTAGACCATGATACGTTTGTTGCGTAGTCAGTCGTAGTTTGAGGTGCAGTACCCCAGTTGCTAGCAGAAATACTGTTGACTGAGTCAAAATCGCCGAACCAAAGATATTTTGAACCTTGATTCAGTACAGTCTTGATGAAGTTGTCAGAACCGTCTACAGTTTTTGCACCAAGTGCTACTGAGACGAATGGGAAAGTTTCAAGAACAGTTCCTTTAGTTCCTGAGACTCTTCCATCGGAGTCAACTACAACAAGGTGAATTTCGTCATTCTTGACAGTTCCTGGTTGCTCAGACGCCCAACCCGAAGTTCCTGGGATAGCATCAAACTTATCAGAATAATCCCACGCTGCCCAGTTGGTAATCGTGTTTGGATGTGCTGCTGATTCACCTGAAGCGATAGCAAACATTGAAACTGCCAGAGAGTTACCGAGCTCTCCTGGATACTTTGCGACAAACATGTCGAGTCCAGATTGTTGCTCGAAATGATCTTCATTCTTGACTTGCGTCTTAGTAGCAGTCAAGGAAGAGTTTAGTGCGGAGTCACCGATAGCAACGCTACCTGATGGAATCGCACGACAGACTTGTAGGTTACCAGAATATCTCAGATACTGCGCGCAGGAGAAATAATCTACTGCGAAATCAGCGTCTGGCGTACCAAATTCTTCAGCGAGTTCGTTCTCGCTAGAGACAATCGTTGGTACATTAACTGGTCCCCACTTAAATCCTCCTACATATCCAGCAAGCGAAGTATCGACGTTAGGGACCACTGGGGTCAAGTCGAATTCGCGTACTACAATAGCAGGAGACAGTGATGGAGCTGTTAGTGCCATTTTAGTTTCCTCTTTGCAAAAAGAAATTATAAGTTTTATACATTATAAGGTAGGCACGCAAGTGCTCAATGCATTTATTTATATGTTGGCATATTTAGGTAAAATCTTCGACTATCTTATAGTCCATCCAAGGATCTACTTTTTCTTCATAACTAATTTGTGGCACTTCCTCTTGCTTAAATCCAAACGGAGGAACATCTTCTTCAATCTCTTGCATGCGTTGTTCAAACATCATCTTCTTAATATTAATATCTGTCATCTCAGCAAAGAACGTGGTTTGTACCAAGAAACCAAGCATTACCAAGTTCATTACCAAGTCATCATGGCATCCATCTTTCGCTTCGTACGAAGTTCCTCTTGCCTCAAACGTGCTGATTTCCAATATGGTGTTTTCATCAACAATTTCTAGTTTACGTTCTTCAAGCAGGTCTTTAAATCCTGAACAACCAAGACGTTTGGTTCGACGAGTCATCTCTACACCGATACCACTAGATTTTACAGTAGAAGACATGTGTACGTTTTCATATTCTCGTTCGTGATATAATCCTGTACAAACTAATTGACCTGCGTCATTAGATTCAATAACAACGTATGCTTGATTATAAGAAGTCGCCCATTTATAAATAATATCTGGGAAGAGTAGTGGAGAAATAAGATTGTTGCGATACACTGCTACCTGTTTGAAAGGTCTACTGCTAATGTCGATGACGTTAAACGTACTATAATCCTGTCCTCTCCCTTTACTTACGTCAACACACATGACGTATTGTGACCCCTTACGAGGTTCATCGTAAACAAGAAGATCGCCGCCCTCAAGAATCCTCTTGGGTCTGCTTGCTTTTAAGTTTAATAATGTATCCGCATTGATCAGCGTATTACCTGTACCAAAGAAGGTATTCCCGAACTCCTGATCAAATTGTATCTGTGAAGTGTTAGATATGGTTTCTTCTTTCCATGCTTCGTCGCGACCAGGAACATCCCACCAGTCTACACGGAAAGGTTTGTATTCGTTTACACCTTGTACAGCACCTTCCCATATCTTATGAAAAGGATTACCAATACCGTTAGCGGTAGAGGTAATAATTACCTTCGTATCTTTACCTGACGAAACTACAGGATATGTTGAGGTGTAAAATTCCGCTGCCCTTTCAACAAAAGCAAACTCATCGAGGAACAATAAGTTTACAGACTGACCACGGATCGACGATCCAGAAGTAGCAGCAGCGAATATCTTTGAGTTATTACTAAACTCTATGCTCCCCTTGTTCAACACCTTACATCCTGGTTGTAAATAGAAAGGCAGGTTTTCAAGCATAAGAGTTACACGAGATAACATCTCCCGAGCAGTTGCACCTTTGTTAGCGAGAACAGCAACAGTTTTCTCAGGATGAAATATAGCATACCAAAGAAGATACGCCACCGAGGATATAGACTTTCCGGATTGACGACAAGCAAGTACAACAGTGAAGCGATTATCATTAAATTGCTTGAACATTTCTTCCTGATATGGATATAACACAAAAGGCACTAGACCGTCGTTTAGATTTATAATCTTCAAATGATTAGTAGCAAAGTGTGCGGGGTCAGCCATACACTTAGCATATTCAGCGACTTTTTCTTGTGTCCAATCCTCCTGTATGCCATCTTTCTTGACATGAGGATTACCAAGATAGTGAGTGTCGTGTTTAGACTTCGTTGTGTCCTGAATCGGGGAGAGCATCATCTTGAGGAGTAATATCCTTTTCGTTCACTTTTTTTAACATACGTTGAAGATCGGTTGTTGAACCGATAAACACGTTAGTAGTTTCTTGTTTTGGTAATGCTTTGACATCTTCCTTGTCTATGTCTTTCTTCTGTTTGTGAAGATTCATTAATTGTTGAGAAACGTCAGAAGTATCTTTAATAAGTTTAGCAAGAACTTCATATGCTCTAGGGTGTTCGCTTTGTTTAGCGACTTCAATCATTTCTTCTACACCGTCACGACCCTTACCGATTAAATCGTAAAGAGTTTCTCGCGCGAACTGGTAGTCATTATCTTTATCAGATTCCATCAGGGATTGTTAAAATAGTCATGAGGCACATAGGTATCACTATCTAGTATAGATGTAGATACGGTATAATCAGAATCTAAAGAAACTGGACGAGGATTAGTTTCTACTCTTATAGTCTCAAGATACTGGTCAGAGTCCGCAGAGTTAATATCCATATTGTACAAATCCATATCGATACGAGTGATAATTTTTCCTTGGTCTGGTTTTGGACCATAGAAAAATACTTTCATATCAAATGTAAGTGTATAGATAATAGTTCTGCGATCTTCCATCGCCCCTTCAAAGTTATCAGTAAATGCTACTGACTGTAATATTACAGGGACGTCTTCCTTAATATCAGGATAATCTTCAATCGGTTTAAAACTTACTGTGTATTGTGGGGTGAAATAAGGTAAAATCTGTTCCACTACTTGCAAAGCATCGTTATGCTGTTTAGCATATACATTCAACTCAAATGTAATAATATATGGCGTGCCCGTATAAAATTTAGCACCAGTTTGATCGTTGTCAACATTAGTTTTGGTAAAATAATTCATTTTAGGAAGTTGACGTTGCGGATCATAGGCAATCGACAAAACTTCAAAAGACATACGAGGCAGTTTGATTGCCAATTGTCTTTCGTTATCCTCACCCTGATTCATCTCATTGATACGTTCTAAGAACTTACGAGCAGGGGCATATGCTAGAGGAACTTTTTGCTGGGCGTAAACATTGTTCCCATCACGGCGAATCATGTATAAGTTGTTGAACATCGCACCAAATACTGCGACGCACTTCCTAACTCGCTCGTGATAAAAATGACCGCCAAACATTAACTAAAATCTCCGAATGGATTATCTTCACTGAAATCTACAAACTCAAGCACTGATACGTCAAAGTCAGTAACATTACTACTCCAAGCAGATGATGCTCCTGTTGGGTTAATATCGCCACCTGCTGCTCCTGATTGAATCTGCTGTAGTTCCATAACTACAGTTGGAGTTACAATTGATGTTCTTGCACCAACACTATCACCATTATATATTTGGCGAGTAGTAGTAAAGGTTTTATATTCTCCAGAAGTGTTGCCCACATTAGCAAGTCGCATTACATTATCAGAATCAGACCAGTGTACGACTTCACCAGTAACAACGTAATCGTCGAATGCTTGAGTAACTCTTTCGCCTCTAGTGAATCCGTTAGAGGCAGAGTCCATAGTAAGTTGCCACTGATATGCAGCAAACTCTTCAATATCGTCAATGCCTTGATAAGTACCAGTGCCAAACCGTTCTCCACTGTACTCGAACAGTTCTACTCTCATTCTGAACACAGGGAGTTGACCTAACTGATAGAAAGGATTCTCATCCTCTACCTTCATAATTTCAAAAGTAGAACCCGATAACGGAATATGAATCAGGTCGCCTTCGCGTGGGCGATAAAATACATTTTCTTTGGTTTCTTGGTATTGACGAATTTCACTATTGAATCTTCGGCGTGCCATAACCAAAGTAGCAGCATCTCGAATCTCAACGCCAAACTTTTGAAAGAGGTCGCCCTCTCCATCATATCCTTCTACGTTTTCAACATAGACTTCTACTTTAAATGCATATCGAAATTCTGATAGGATATCGTCATTAAAGACCATATCCCTAGTCACAACTTCTCGGGGCAGATAATAAACATCCTGCCCATAGAACTTGAGAGATTCTACAATCAGATTTTCGTAAAGACTTTGTTCAGATCTTACGTTGTGGCGAAAGTGTACAGAAGTTGCCATGCATCACCCCACAAAGAAGTCGGGTGGCACTTCCTGTTCGAGACGCATTCTTTCTCGAATCTTTTCTTGTTCTTCTCTGCCTTCTTCGATATAGCGAGCGCCACTGATAGTGACGCCGCCAGGAAGTTGCATACCTTCAAACTTTGACATATTTTGTCCCCACTGCTCTTTAATTAGGGCAGTGGTATAGTCCTTAATAAACATATCATTGTATACGCTGGTATGCGCTGTTGGATCAACGGTTTGATAAACTTCAAGTGCGACATATTTTCCAGCAGTTAATGTGCCATCTTCAATGTCGCTGTGCATATATAAACGATTTTGCCGACGTGCAAAAGTAATTAAAGGGAGACCATTGACTTTCATATCAATCAACTCCATGTACTGACGAATCTGATCGTAGTACGCAAGTCCGCCAATCCCAACATCATTTAATTGATGGTAGTCGCTCATCGCAAACTGGTAGTTGAATGAAAAGAAATTAGAACTATTAATAATGGTGCTACTAATAGGAAAAAGTTTAGTTACATACAATATATTTGTAGGTAGAGTAATATATTTGTTTGTAATGTCGGATGATGTTAATTGATATTCATAATAGACGCGAATAGTTGCGTCGTGATGAAACTCCTGATACAACTGAATGGCATCATCAATCTTATCTTCTATTTGATCTTCGTCTACATTGACTTCGATAACTGGTTCGCCCAGTCTTCGAAGGCAAAATTCGATCAGGTCAGCGCGAGATGAAACTACCGCCATGTTATGCTCCGTTCAGCAATGTACCAGCAGAGTCGTAAATTCCGATACCATTAAAACCATCAACTTGATCTGCGTTGAGGTTTGTTACTTTAGTTGTTGACGCAACAGTAAAAGGTGCTGTACCTGTCGTATTACTGAAGTTAACAGTTGCGCCAGAAGCAGCAGTAAGGGTAGTGCCGCTGTTAAATGTTAACGTACCGCTAGTGTATGCATCGGTAGCATCACTTCTTAATAAAGATGCTATAGAAACTCCATCTAAAAGGTCCGCATTTAAGTTGGTTACAACTACGCCAGAAGAAACGTCGCTGAGATCAAAGATAGAAGCAGCGGCGATTCTAGCATCTGCACGTGCATTAGTGAAGTATAAGTTTGTGAGTTCAGACAGATTCGCTGTAGTTCTAGTATTAGTAAAATCACTATCAATCTGCTGTTGGACTTTTGCCGAATCGTATGATTCTACAGTTGCAAAAGAAAGTGTGCCTGAACCGTTTGTGGTTATAAACTGATTGATTGCACCATCAGCAGTGGGATAAGATAATCCATTTAAAACTGCACCATTCGACGCAGTCAAAGTAGTAGTGAACGTCTTTGCACCAGTAATAGTTTGAGTAGTGCCAAGAGTTACATAAGAACTTGCTAAGGATGATGAAAGGTTGGCAACATCAGAATCTAATGCCTGAAAGTTTGAGTCCAACTCTTGCAGAGTTAGAGCAGAACCTTTTGTTAAACGTAGAGTGAGATCGGCCATACCATCATATCCTCAGGCAAATTAAGGGGAAGGTAATCCTTCCCCCCATGTGAAACCTTCATGTTACGAGTCCAAACTGAGAATCAGTTTGGTGCTTCGTACGTCAGTGAAGAAATGCTAATTGTGTCGCCAGCACCGATAGAAGTAGATGACAAGATAATGTCACCACCGCCACCAGTAGCAGTAACTGAACCAGTGAAGCAAGAGTCGCCACCGCCAGAGAATACAGTAAACTTAGTTACAGTACCTGCTTTGCAGTTAGTGTCGTCAGTGATTGCAGCAGCAGTAGCAATGCCACCAGTAGCAGCACCGAATGCAGTTGCACTAAAAGCAAGTGAGGCAACTACTGAATCGTTCAGGCCACCGTTCTGAAACTTAATAGTACCAGCACCGCCTACGTCAATCAGATCAACGACATAATCCGCAATACCGTTGCGAACATCAGTTGGGTGAGTAACAGCCATTTTTATCTCCTTTTAGGATGTTATTACTTTTGTTTATCCAATTCGCGCAACTTATCGTCGGCAACAAGTTTTGCGATTTGCTCTTTCGAGACTTTTGCGGTCACTTTCACCTCTTCACGAGTGCCATCCTTTCGGATAACAGTGGCAGTTCCCGTCAATTTGCCAAGACCAGTTTTAGTCTTAATACCCATTATTTATAATCCTCAATGATTTAAAAATTATTTAGTCACACTTTTAGACACAATTAATTTGCCTTCTAGTATTCTTTCAACATACGGTAATCCTGAATCAGGATCAGTATATTCAATTTCCACGTCATACACATACCTTCTCCTAGACAACGAGTCGGTCTGAGTGTTCGATAAGATTATATCTATAATCCCGTCACTAGAAGGTGAAATAACTCTGGCATCAAAAGAAACCGCCTCAGAAGAATCAGCGCCATAACTGCGATTAATTTTTCCTCTTACAGTGGTATTAGCCAAGTTCCTATAAGATGCATCTGCATTAAGAAGTCGCAAACGCCATCTAGCATCCGCTCCTTGGTCTACATATAAATCTTCGTACAGTGCCATTTGTTATTCCAACTTCTACAATATTTCTATTTATACTTCAACTTGACCAAGAGGTCGTCTTATAGTAATGGTTGATAGTGGTTGTTTCTTGATTCTAAATGCTTTAACAAGCGGGATAACTTCTGTAAGTTCTGTTCTATCAGCAATACCTGTTACATTTGCTACGCCAACCTCATCAGCAGTTAGATCTGCTTCAATAGCAAACACGGTTCGTTTAGTTACAGCATTAACTGCTGATGGTTGCGCTTCTAAAACTGCAATACCATTACTATCTGGTACACCCGTTGCTACGACTATGGTTCTTTCAGCAAGACCTGTAACAATTGAATCTGCGGTGACTAGAGCATTGCCACCTTGATCATCAATTTCGCGCTCACCAGCACCAACAACGACTGATACACCAACTTCAGCAGCAGTCAGATCTGCTTCAACTGCTACGATAATTCTTTCAGCAACACCGACGACTTGTACGTTTTGAGCAATTGCTTGTGATGGACCAGAAAGTTTAGAAGTTCTTATTCCAACACCAGAAACTGAGGATGGTCCTGCTTCAACAGATAATCCACCTTGGTCGTCGATTTCACGTTCAGCAACACCTGCTACACCAGAAGCACCAACTTCCGAAGCAGTCAAATTACCTTCAGCAACGACAACTACACGCTCACCAACACCAACTACAGCAGACACACCTATTTCAGCAGCAGTTAGATCCGCCTCAACAGAAACAATAATTCTTTCGGCAACGCCAGAAACAATAGAATCATCAGAAACCAAGACCCCAGAACCATTGGATACGATTTCTGGTACTACTGTTACAGTTGATTGACCTGCTTGAAGTGTTACTGCTGATCTTATCTCTCTTTCAGCAACACCAGTGACAATGTTGTTAACAGTAGGTCTTAGAGCATGAGTAGCAAGGTTATCATCAATCTCGCGTTCTGCTACACCTGCTACTCCGGAAGCACCAACTTCAGCAGCAGTTAGATCCGCCTCTATACTAAAGACTGTTCTCTTGGTGACAGCATTAACAGTAGATGGTCCAGCATTAACGTCGCCATCTATAACACCATTAACTTCTAGTTCGACGATTCTCTCAGCTACGCCAGTAACAACAGCATCAATGGTGGATAAGGTTACTGCTGATCTAATTTCACGTTCGGCGATACCAGCAACTATGTTATTGATTGTTGGTTTCAACGCATGAGTAGCAAGGTTATCATCAATCTCACGTTCTGCTACACCAGCAACTCCAGATGCGCCCACCTCAGCAGCGGTTAGATCCGCCTCAACAGAAACAATAGTTCTTTCGGCAACTCCAGAAACAGTTGAAGGTTGAGCAACAGGAGTTGCATCAACATCAACAATTGATCGTTCAGCATGACCAATTACAGCAGATGCGCCTTTGAATACCGTGGGTTCAGAGATAACAATTATTCTTTCGGCAACGCCAGTAACATCAGAAGCGTCGTCTATTACTAGTGCCGAGACAGTAGTATTAATTTGTCGTTCAGCGTTTCCTGTTACTGATGTTACGCCAACCTCAGCAGCAGTTAAATCGGTATCGACGCCAACGATGGTTCTTTCTGCAACACCAGCAATCGTCGAAGGTTGTGAATTTAAATTTCCTTGACCATTAGCAGTTATTTCTGTTACAGCAGTAACAGTAGATGATTGAACAGATAGAGATACTGCTGATCTAATTTCGCGTTCTGCTACGCCAGAAACATTGTTATTGATCGTTGGTTTAAACGCATGGGTTGCTAAATTATCATCAATTATACGTGAACCGATGCCAGTATCTATGCTTGAATGCTGCGCCGCGAGAGCAGTTGATACACTTACAATACTTCTTTCTACTACGCCAACCGTAGTTGCGTCTTGCGCTTGTATAGAATTTCCGCCGTTATCATCAATTATGCGTTCAACGTCACCAGCAACGCCAGAAGCACCAACTTCAGAAGCAGTTAAATCCCCGTTAGCAACTACTACTACACGTTCGCCGTTTCCAGCAACTACAACAAGTCCAACCTCAGCAGCAGTTAAATCGGTATCGACGCCAACGATGGTTCTTTCTGCAACACCAGCAACTACGTTATTAGTTGTTGGTTGTAGAACAACTGCTGATCTAATCTCACGCTCGGCAATCCCCGTTTCTATAGTTGAAGATTGAGCAGCAAGAGTTGTATCAACATCAACAATTGATCTTTCAGCAATTCCAGTTTCTATAGTTGAAGATTGAGCAGCAGGAGTTGCGTCAACATCAACTATAACCCTTTCTGCAACACCAGTTTCAATACTAGAAGATTGCGCAACGAGCGCAGTGCTGACATCTACAATGATGCGCTCGGCGACACCAACAACGTCTGATGGGTCGTCTACTACAAGAGCGCTCGCCTGCGTGACAACGCTTCTTTCAGCATTACCTGTAGTTGCCACAACTCCAACTTCAGCAGCAGTAAGATCTGTATCAACGCCAACTATAATACGTTCAACAACTGAAGTTTCTATAGTTGAAGATTGAGCAGCAAGAGTTGCATCAACATCAACAATTGATCGTTCAGCAGTACCTGTTACTGCCCAACTATCTACCTGTAGAACACCAGAACCAACAATTTTATTTTCCGCAACGCCAGTAACTGTATTATTGGCACTAGGTTGTAGGTCTGCTGGACCTACTTGGTTAATTGTTCTTTCAGCGACGCCAGCAACAACATTATTTGTAGTTGGTTGTAAAGCAGCAGAAGTTAATCGTCCAATATTTGCTGTTGCAACAATATCAGCGTCATCGTCATGGGTAAGAGCAGCGGTTGATACGACAACCTTACGTTCAGCATCACCAGCAACTGATATAACTTTTGCATCTAGGTCATCTAGAGTTGCGTCTAAAGCAACAATCTTGCGTTCGGATATTCCAGATACCACAGAAGATTGAGCAGCAGGAGTTGCATCTACATCAACAACAGTTCTTTCAGCGACGCCAGAAACAGAAGAAGATTGCGCAGCAGGAGTTGCATCTACATCAACAACAGTTCTTAGACCTGTACCAGAAACAGAAGATATATCTGCATTTAAATCGCCATCTTCAACACCAAATATTTCAAGTTCAATAACACGCTCAGCAACACCAATGACTAGGTTATTAGAAGTTGGTTTTGGTGCACCAGAAGCTGTGATAATCCTTTCAGCAAAACTGACAACCGTGCTGCTTTGTGATTGTAGAGTGGCGCTTTCGGATACAACGATTCTTTCTGCTACGCCAGATATAGTGGCGTCTTGAGCAGATACCGCAGGTGATGTTACAAATCCTTGATTACCCGACCCAGAAACAGAAGAAGATTCTGCTGTTACTGTAATGCCGCCTTGATCATCAATTATTCTTTCGGCAACGCCAGAGACATTGTTGTTATCAGTTGGTTTTAACGCACCAAAAGCAGTTCTCTTGGGTAGTCCTAGACCTGTTGTTACGTTATTATTAGTTGGTTTAAATGCAGCAGTACCAACTTGTGTAATTTCTCTTTCAGCAGCGCCAACAATTGTAGCATCTTGTGCTACTAACGATCCGGAAGAATTTCTAGTTGTGGTTCCAGATCCAGAAACAGTTGCGTTTTGTGCTTTCGGTGTACCAGTACCATTGCTGGTAATAACCGTGGTGCCAGATGCAGAAGATTCTTGAGCAGCAGGGGATGCATCAACATTAACAATGGCGCGTTCAGCAATGCCTGTAACGTCTGATGCGTCAGATACAACGAGAGCAGCAACCTCAGAGACAACTTCGCGTTCACCATTACCAGTTACGGAGGAAACGCCAATTTCATTAGCAGTTAAATCTGCTTCTAAAGAATTAGATGTTTTTACAGTTGTCCCAACTACGCTGGAATTTTGTGCCTGTAGCGTACCTGTACCAGTTTTTGTTACTTCAGCGACGCCACTTACTGATGCGTCTTGCGCAACGAGTTCAACGACGAGTCTGTGCTCGCCGCCAACATATCCTGGATCATGATATGTATCGTCTACATATGGGATAAACTGTGCTGATGATGCCAAGGGTCAACCTTCTTATAGTTGTTATAATCAGTACAACTACTATTTAGGCAGTTTCGATTTCCTCAACCACGTGTTCTGCCATTCTTTTACCTGTTTCATCACTATTGAAGACAAATGCGACAGTTGCGCGAAGGCAATTAGTTTTAGCAGCATGATATAATAATTTGTCTGGTTCGTCATATGTACCATAATAACCATATTTACATTGCCAACCTTTTACATCAGGTATTACAACGTGCTCCTTGGTTTTCGGATCAATATGTTCCCAATGCCCATCGCCTTCTGAAGACCAAGTAAAGATAATGTTGTATCCTGGTGCATTAGCATTATTATGCCACCCAATATATCCACCAGCAGGATACACCATAGATAATGCTTTTCGATGCGCACCCAAATACATGACTATGTCATCTACTATTTTTTCGCCTCTGTTACAGTACTCAACCTGCTTTACCTTATCATCATGCCTAAAAAAGTGAGCGCGCAATTCATATCCATGGGAAGCTTCTGGAAACCCAAAATGTTCTCTCCCTTTGTACATAATTTTCTTACAGTACTCTTGACTTGTATACCAATCGTCACCTACTTCCGTCATATCTCGAAGAGTAGAGATTTCATTAACATCTATTTCTTGTACTAAATCAGAAAATTTGTTAAGTAGTTCAATCAAGTCGCCGTTACGAATACTTGCAGTATTCATAGGTGCTTTAAAAAAATCCATAATATTATTCAGTCCTTACATATAACGTATAAGTTTCCACAGTAGCAGGAGTACTAGTCAGCGTTTCTCCAGTGTATTGTCCAGTATACTGATTTGTATAAAATCCAACAAAGTTGGCAGAATATGTTCGCGATCCAGAGAACCCTCTAACGCCCGCAAATGCTGCCGAGGAAGTATAATTAGCACTAGCATAATTTCTAGAACCGCCAAAAGAACGAACTCCGGCGAATCCACGAATACCAGAGTAGTTTGCTGGTGTGACTCCTAAGAAGTTAGTATCAGCGGATGCAAAACTTGCTGGTCTTACACCAGAGTAGTTTGCTGGTGTGACTCCCAAGAAATTAGTTGTG